CGAGGACGTTAAAACTTGCGATTTTAGGTGATATCGACAACCTGAAAAAAAGCCTAGATCAAGGCACGCAAGAAGTTTCGTCATTTGGCGACAAAATCACCAAATTTGGAAAGATTGCATCAGCCGCATTTGTAGCCGCTGGAGTTGCAGCCGCAGCCTACGCTGGCAAATTGCTAGTTGATGGCGTCAAATCAGCCATTGAGGATGAAGCAGCCCAGGCAAAACTTGCGACAACCTTACGCAACGTGACCGGTGCGACCGATTCACAAATCGCAGCCACTGAAAGTTATATTCAAAAGCAGCAGTTACTTTTCGGCATAACTGATGCAGATTTGCGTCCGAGTTTTGAAAGATTGACGCGAGCCACTGGCGATCTTAAAACTGCGCAGGAAGCACAATCCCTGGCAATCGATATTGCGGCAGGTTCAGGCAAATCACTTGAAGCCGTATCAAATGCACTTGGAAAAGCCTACGAAGGCAACGTTGGTGCGCTGGCAAAACTTGGCGTTGGACTTTCAGCTGCTGAACTCAAAACGATGGATATGGATGCAATATCCAAAACACTTGCTGAGACTTTTGGCGGTCAAGCATCAATCCAGGCAGATACATTTGCAGGAAAGATGGCACGATTAAAGCAAGGCATCGATGAAGGAAAAGAAGCAGTTGGATCATACGTTTTGGATGCGTTGCAACCTTTGGTTACTTTGGTGGTCGAGCAGGTAATCCCGAACGTCATCGCATTTGGTGAAACGCTTGGTACAAAACTGCAACCTTATATCGACAACATCATTTTCGTATTTCAGGAATATCTCATTCCGTTATTTCAAGCCTGGTGGTCATTCATTTCGGATGTCGTCATTCCAGGCATTATCGATACCTTTCAGCCAATATTGGCAGGACTTCAAAAGGCGTTCGGATATATTGCCGATGCCGTACAAAAGAACAGCGACAAATTAGCGCCATTTTTCACACTGCTGAAAAACATCGCATCATTCATTTTGAACACCCTTGCACCGATCATCGGCGATGTATTGGGTGCAGCATTGACCGTCATTGGAAAAGCCATTTCGGTGGTTATTGGATTATTTGCAAACCTGGTCAATATTATCAATTCAGCAGTTGGGGCAATTAGATCGTTGATCTCCATCGTGGCATCCAATCCGTTGGTCAGAGGCGTGGCAAATGTAATCGACAACGTATTTGGTGGCGGTCGAGCCAGCGGCGGTGCAGTCATGGCTGGTACTACGTACCTAGTCGGTGAAAAAGGTCCGGAATTATTCACACCGTCGGGAAATGGGTCAATTACGCCAAACAATAAATTGGGCAATAGCACAGTGATCAATTTGAATGTGACTGGCGCAATCGATCCCGAAGGTACAGCCCGAAGCATCATCAACGTTTTGAACAATTCATATTACCGAGGCACAAACGGCGCAGCCGCATTGGTATTCTGATGACGCTTTGGAATCCAATTTGGCAAGTCACAATCAATGGCATTTCGTATGAAAATTATGTATTGGCAAATTTGACTGCAACTAGCGGTCGATCCAATATCTACGAACAGGCTCAGGCTGGATATTGCAATTTGCAGTTGTACAACGTGACGCAATCACAGGTGGCAATCAATATCAACGATTCAGTTGGAATATCAATCAAAGATTCATCCAACAATTTTGTGCCGATTTGGGGTGGATCGGTCACCGACGTATCGATTGAAGTTGCCACTGGTGGTTCGATTGCCGTCAGCCAGGTAATTTCAATCGTTGCTTTGGGCGCACTTTCAAGATTGCCAAAAGCCCTATGGAGTAGCAGCCTGAATCGTGATTTTGACGGAAATCAAATTCTTACCGTATTGACTGATTTACTGATCAACAACTGGTCGGAAGTACCGTCATCATTGACTTGGGGCAATTACACGCCAGTAACGGAAACTTGGGAAAATGCCCAAAACGTCGGATTGGGTGAAATCGATACACCTGGCAATTACGATTTGGCGGCTAGATCAGCAGACGTCATTGACGTTTATTCATTGGTTTCAGCACTTGCCACGTCAGGGCTTGGTTATATTTACGAAAATGCTCAGGGGCAGATTTCATACGCCGATTCCACACATCGAACTCAGTATCTTGCAACTAACGGATACACCGACGTTTCAGCTGCTCAGGCGTTAGCGGCTGGAATCAAAATTCAAACTAGATCAGGCGATGTACGAAATGACGTCACAATCAAATATGGCGCAAATTCATCCAGCGAGGTTTCGGATTCTGATCCAGCATCAGTTGCGGTATTTGGTCGATTGGCTCAAATCATTTCGACAACCTTGCATGATCAAGTTGATGCCGAATCTCAGGCTGCATTTTATTTGACTTTGAGAGCATTCCCACAGGCGATGATGCAGTCAATTACCTTTGAACTAACAAACCCTGAATTGGACGATACGGATCGAGATTCTTTGATCAACATATTCATGGGATTGCCGTTGCGTATTGCCGATATGCCAAACAATATGACTTCGGGGCAATATCTTGGTTTTGTGGAAGGCTGGCAATTCCAGGCAGGGTACAACACGCTTTCGGTGACGGCTTTATTGTCGCCACTGGCATATTCAATCCAGGCGTTGAAATGGGAAGAAGTCAGCGTGTCGGAACAATGGAACACCATCACAAACACACTCACATGGGAAAATGCCCTAGTCGTTGCATAAGGAGAAAACATGAGCAATCCAACAACACCGTTCAACTGGCAAATGCCAACGAACACCGATTTGGTGACTGATCTGCCAGCAGATTTTGAAACCTTTGGACAAGCAGTAGCCACATCGATGGCTGATTTGCTTGGTGGTTCGTCCGGTCAAATCCTTTCAAAGAATTCAAACACGGATATGGATTTCGTATGGATCAATAACGATCAAGGCGACATCACTGGAGTCACGGCATCAACACCTTTGACTGGTGGCGGTACATCAGGTGCAATCACAATCGGCATCCAGGATGCATCCACTAGCCAAAAGGGTGCGGTGCAACTCAGCGATTCAACATCAACGACATCATCGACCGTCGCTGCAACTGCCACAGCAGTCAAAGCGGCTTATGATCTTGCAGCGGCTGCAACACCAAAACTGCTAACTTTCAATGCACAAACTGGTACTTCGTACACACTGGTTTCAGGTGATGCACTTGGGTTAGTTACTTGCAACAACGCATCGGCAGTCACAGTGACCGTGCCACCATCAGTTTTTTCAGCTGGACAACAAATTAACGTTCAACAAATTGGTGCTGGTCAAGTTACTTTTGCGGCTGGCGTTGGCGTCACTATCACATCGACCGGTGCAACAACGGCTGCACCAAAAATCACATCGCGTTATGGTGCTGCAACAATTATCTGCACAGCAACCAACGTTTTCACAATTATTGGTGGGCTTTCGTAAATGCAAATTCTTGGAATTTTTGGACAAGGAAAAACTGCGCCAACGGCGATTGATTATTTAATCGTTGCTGGTGGCGGCGGCGGCGGTGCTTACAACTCAGCCAACGCATCGGGCGGCGGCGGCGGCGCTGGTGGATACCGATATGGATCATCTTTAACGATTGGAAGCACTTTCACAGTTACAATCGGTGCTGGTGGAACTGGCGGTACGTCAGGTTCCAATTCTCAAATTGCTGCGTCATCAACGATCACGTCGGCTGGCGGCGGTGCTGGTTCCAATGGTTCAACTGCTGCACAAAATGGTGGATCGGGTGGCGGTACAAGTGGTTTCAATGGTGGTGGAACTCCAGGTTCAGGAAATACGCCATCAGTTTCTCCATCACAAGGCAATAACGGCGGTACGGAAGCAAACCGAGGTGCTGGCGGCGGCGGCGGTGCAAGTCAGGTAGGTGGAAATGGTACGTATAGCGGTGGCATTGGAAATGGTGGATATGGCGGTGCTGGTAGTGCATCAAGTATTTCGGGTTCATCAGTTACTTATGCTGGCGGCGGCGGCGGCGGTGCTTTCGGATCAGGTTCAGTTGGAACAGGTGGATCAGGTGGCGGCGGTAACGGCGGTACATCATCAAGCGCTGGTGCAAATGGAAGTGCCAATCGTGGCGGCGGCGGCGGCGGCGGCGGAAACTCCAGCGGTGGATCATCAAATGGCGGTTCTGGAATTGTAATTATTAGTTATCCTGAAATTTACAATGCTTTGACTGCAATCGGCGGCGGACTGACTTACACATCGACCACCACTGGTGGAAATCGTGTTTATACATTTACAGCGGGAACAGGAACGGTAACAGTCTGATGGCTCATTATGCATTTGTAAATGAAAATAATATCGTCACTGAGGTAATTCCAGGCAAAGATGAAACTGAATTGATTGATGGATTAAATCCTGAGCAGTGGTATGGAGATTTTCGCGGTCAGCGGTGTATTCGTACTTCATACAATTCAAATATAAGAAAGCATTTTGCTGGAATTGGGATGGAATATCGAGATGATCTCGATGCATTTATTCCAATCAAATGCCATGATGAAGCGATATTAAATGAGTCAGAATGCATTTGGGAATGTGAAAATACGGAACATGAAGCAACTTTCGACTAACGGCTGGACGGCATCAAAAGTCCGAGCTGAAATTGATATCGATTCATTTTCGATACCAGGTACAAAGATCAAATTGACTTGCAATAAAGCCGTTGCACCTTTACTCATTGGTTTTGCAGCTGAATTCCATTCGCTGATCGAGCCATTGGACGAAGGTGCTTTGGACGATTGGGGTTATTGTTATCGAAACGTTCGAGGCGATATGAACAATCTGAGCAATCATGCCAGTGGTACTGCGATGGACTTAAATGCAACAAAACATCCTTTGGGTAAGGTGGGAACATTCCCAAATGAGAAAGTACCAATGATCCGTGCGTTGGCTAAAAAATACGGTTTAATTTGGGGTGGCGACTATCGGGGGCGCAAGGATGAAATGCATTTTGAGGTTGCCCTAACACCAGCGAAAGCCGCTGCGTGGATTAAAAAACTGGAGTCAGCAAAATGAATCAATGGAAAGCACTTGGCGCATCTTGGTTGCGTTCATTCATCGCAGCAGGATTAGCAGTGTTCATGGCTGGAGTTACTGATCCGAAAGCCATTTTGATGGCAGGGGCATCAGCCGTCGTACCGGTCATTTTGCGCTACTTGAATCCAAATGATTCAGATTTCGGCATCAATGCCAAATGAACGAAGTCATCGCTGCGATCGGATTGATCGCCGCTGCAACGATTTCATCGATTGCCGCCATTTTTGCTGCTAAGGCAGAAAAGAATTCACGTCCAGTCAGCAACGGGTTCGCCGATGGCATTCGCCAGGATGTACGCGAAATCCGTGCGTTGCTGATAGAGCATTTCAAGGATCATCCCTAGCGTTCGACACGCCGTAATTTGAACGGAATGGTTGCATTTGTCTGCCCTATGCGTCACCGTATGCGTACGGGAGATGCCAACAACTCTCCCATCGGGAGTAAGAAATGTACACATTCGCAGAAACAGCCGCCTGGATGCTATTTGGCGTCCTAGCAGGATTCACCGCTGGATATACATACGGGTTCAAAACTGGTCGCATCGATGGTTTTGTTCGAGGAAAGATCGCTGGACGTAAGGCGGTCAATAAATGAGTTTCTTGGACGGATACGAGACAGTCAATCAAAAGGTCATCAGACTTCACGCCACATACCCAACTAATCGCATCGAGACATCGATCATTGACTGGAATCCCGAAAAAGGATTCATCCTGGTCGAATGCCGCATCTATCGTCATTACGAGGATGAGAAGCCAGCAGCCATCGATTATGCACACGGAATGGTTACGGCTTACAACGTCCAAATGAAACGCTGGTACGTCGAGGACACAGTCTCCAGCGCAATCGGCAGGTGCGCATCAGTCGTTTTGGGTACGGAGACAAAGCCATCCAGGGAAAGCATGGAACAGGTCGAGAATCTGCCCAAAGCATTCGTTGAGGACGATCCCTGGTCTAAGCCATTCAGTGAGGACGGATTCACAACTGCATCGACAGCCATTGACGCGATTAAAACCCAGTTGGGTGGGGAACTTATAGCCGAAGCACCACAGTGCAGTCATGGTCATCGTGTATGGCGTGAAGGAGTATCAGCCAAAACTGGCA